CTTTGAGAGAGCTTATGCACAAGACAAGAATCTTGCTTACAAGATATTGTTTTGGTCAAGAGACTGCAGAGGTGGTGCCGGTGAAAAGAGATTCTTTCAGATTGTAATGAAGCATGTTGCTAAAACATATGCTGAAGATTATGATCAGATAGCCATACACACTCCAGAGTATGGGTATTGGAAAGATATCTTCCAGGTAGAGAAACCAAATAAGAATAATCTTAATTGGTTGATGTATCAATTGGAAGAATCACCCAATAAGAATCTGTTAGCCAAGTGGTTTCCACGCAAAGGTCCATGGTTCAGTGCCATGCACAAGTATCTAAAGCTGACTCCTAAAGAGTTCAGAAAGAAACTTGTGGCTATGACCAAGGTGGTGGAAACTCAAATGTGTGCAAGACAATGGGACTCAATCAATTATGAGCAGATCCCATCCACAGCTATGAATCTGTATAGAAAAACATTCTTTAAGCACGATGCTGAAAGATATGCTGAGTATATACAGAGTGTTCACAGCGGTGAAGCTAAGATTAATGCTTCTACATTGTTTCCTCATCAGCTCTTACAAGGGTTAATGCAAGGTCATGATGTGAGCTCGGTTGAAGCCCAGTGGAATAACCTTCCTGATTACATGGCTGATAGCACAGAGAGTATTCTCCCTGTATGTGATGTCAGCGGTAGCATGTCGGGTCTTCCAATGGATGTATCTATCTCTCTAGGATTGTATATCTCGGAGAGAAACAAGGGGTATTCAACTAATCTTAAGGCCACATTTGACCTTATCCTAGACAGTGCGGTTAGAAACAATCTACCAGAGTCTGAGATGCCAACTAAACTTCTTATCATATCTGATATGGAGTTTGATGAAGCAGACAGCAACAGAACAAACCTAGATGTGATAAGAGACAAGTATTCTAAAGCAGGATACAACATGCCTCAGATCATATTCTGGAATGTTAATGGTAGACCAGGTAATGTTCCTGCTAACAACACTGATAAAGGTGTAGGTATGGTGTCAGGGTTTAGTCCTTCTGTACTGAAGTCCATATTAAAAGGACAGGTGTATACACCTGAACAATTAATGTTGGATACAGTTGATATTGCGCGGTATGCTCGTATTAAAGTTGACTAGTAGTCAACACTAGAACTCTCCTCGGAGAGTTCTTTTTAACCTCATAGAGAAAACCGGTGATATAATGTCGCCGGCTCTTCCAAGGGCAACGGCGCCTTAATTGGTGCCGACCCTTTTACAATCCTAAAACAAATAACATGAATCAAATAAGAAACAAAATCAAAAATCTATTCAAAAGAAAACCAAAGAAAAAAGTTTTGAATAACAAAATCAATTGTCAAGTAGTTGAGATTAATGAAGAGGCAGACTGCTTAGCTGATGCACTTGGTATATCAGATGAAAGAAATGTTTACCTAATAAAATTTGTATTAGAGGAATTCTCTAAGCATACTGATATGGGCAAACTTCTAGTAAAGTGTAGCCAAGAATGTGTGCATCCTAATGAGCTGGCTCTTGTATCCTACTTAGCAGCGATAAGACAAATAGAATCTACTAATCCATTTTTAAGAATACAATTTCTAAAACCAGAACTATGAAGAAAATAATATTAATAGTATCAATCCTCGGAACAATTACAAGTTGCAATTTAAAAAGACTAACAACAATCTACCATGTAGATAGTTGCCCAGACTGGACAAACTGTATAATCAATCCAGCTAATAAAGAATACGTAGAAGAAGTAGCTTTCAACTTAAACATTAGACCTGAACAAGTTACTCAAGAACAATTCAACTCTAGATATTTAAACTAGTGGGTGAAAAACCTGGTAGGATTTTCACGATTCATGTTTTCCTACCAGGACACCTATTCAAAAATTAAAACAATGAGTAATAAAACTGTGACTGTAAGCTTAAAGGCAAGCGATATTAAACAACTGTTAATCAAATCATTAAACACTAGTAACAAAGACATGTTATTGGATACAATCATTGATTATCTATCTGATACAGAGAAAGGTCTTGAAGCTATTTATAAAGCATCACTAGGTATTACAGATGTATTTGCTTATAAGATTCTAGACAAGGTCTGGGTACACAAGTATACTTTATCTACCTACATGGTTAATGAAGCTACTATGAAAGAGAAAGGTTTATGGAAAGATGATTATATCCTATGTGAGATAACAGATATAAACCCTAAGAAAACAGAACCTTATCAGTTAAAGTTTACATACTACGACAAACCAGATTCAGAACCAAAGATCTATGAACATAATAGAACAGCTGAAGATAGAATACTAGAAAAGTATGAGGATGATCTCCCATTCTAGATATTAGATTACCAATCCCGCAGGTAATTTGATTCTTCTATGCTATAATAAACTAGTAGCAATAGATTGTATCTCAATTAGTTTAACAACAATCAATTTAAAAATCAAAAATTATGAACTCAAAAGTAAAAGTAACTGCAGATGCAGCCGGCAATGTAATTGTAACTTCAAAGAACAACCCAGAATTTGGATATATCCGTGTAGAACAGGATAGAATGGTAATAGATGAGAGAGGATTCGCAAGACGCAAAACAGTTAGCGCCTTGATCCCAGGCACAGTAAGTGATTTAAAATCTTTTGGTTGGACCAAAGGTGCCGAGGTTAGTGGTAAGATAGTTATTAAGGAGCAAACAACTCCATTTAATAGCAAAGATCCAGAACGCGATTATAAAATTGCAGGTAAAACAGGTATAGTTTGTTGCCTATATGGTGAACCAATCTATCGCAAATTGTTTTATAGTTTAGATGCTAATGCTTCTGATGTAGTAATCGCTCATGATAATGGCGAAGCTATCAAAGCTGCTTATGCAGAGCTATCCGAACAGGAAGCTAAGCAAGAAGAGTCTAATCTTACTCTGTAAAATAGATATGAAAGATAAGTGTGGGGGTTAAAATCCTCACACTTATTTTTTTTGTAAGCCGTTACAGCGATGATCCAATGAATAAGTTAAATTCTAAACAACAACAGTAATGAATAATCAAACAACAAACAAAGTAGAAACATTAAAACAAAGTGTACTAGAGTATCAGGTAAATCCGCCGGGCTACAAAGGAGTAAGATATCAAATCAAAGAGAACGACTTTCTCAATAGTCATCAGAACTTTTTATTTCACAGAGCTATGTACGGGTTGAGCATCTATACCCAAGAAGAAATAAATAGTATGAATTGGGAGAAGAGAAAGAGAATCATCAAGGTTCACAAGAGAACACAAGCAGTATTAAATCAATGGAAACAAGAGATACTTATTAACATGAGCAACGCATTGTTTAGTAAGTATTTTGGTAGGTCCCCTTTCACACAAACATTATTATCCTTGTATAGTAATACTGAAAAAGATTTTAAGTGCACACTAGATTTTAAATCTTTCAAAATAACCAAGAGTATGATTGTGAAAAAGTTATTTGAAAAAGGTATCTTTCCTACAAATTTTTATCAACTTAACCAAGAAGTAACATGCAAGTAGAATTTATTTTAAATGGAGGTGTATCATTGGTACTATGTCCAGAATCAGAAGCTGAAGAGGCTTTGTTAAAACAATTAATGAAACAAGAGAATGATCTTATTGAGGCAAGATCTAGCATAATGATTATGAACAAAACATTTAGGAATGCTTTGGTTATAACCAGAAAGGGCCATGCTAAATCAGCATTAGATAATAATGATCAAGCTCAAGAAGAAACTGTGTGATGGGTGTAGGTTAGAGAAACCTATATGGAAGAATGATGGGGGAAAAAGATTTTGCAAGCAGTGCTGGAGTGCTCATTCAGCTACTACTAGAACCAAACCAACGGCTCAGCAAAAAAAGATTCCCCCTAAATCTTCCAAGAGAATAACACAAGATAATTTATACGGAAAAAAGAGAAAACTTTTTTTGACCGCCCACTCTATTTGTAAGGCCTCAATACGCGGAGTGTGTAACGGTGCAGCCTGTGATATCCACCACATGAAAGGTAGAATAGGAGATCTATTTCTAGATGAGACCTATTGGTTGCCAGTGTGCAGGGCTTGTCACTATTGGATAGAGATGAGACCTGAAGCAGCAAAAGAATTAGGATTTAGTATTAACAGATTAACAAAATAATTATGGGACAATATTATAAGGCAGTAAACTTAGACAATATGGAGCATGTGTCTTCATATGATTATGAAAATGGTGCTAAATTAATGGAGCACAGTTACATAGGTAACAACTTTGTAGAAGCTGTAGAGTTTCTACTAATAGATGATGGTGTAAACAAAGCTAGATGGGCAGACTCTAAAATAGTATGGGCAGGTGACTATGCTGACCCAGAAGAAGATGGAGAAAATATTTATAGTAAAGCAGAAGGCAATGGTCTCAAGTTCTTGATAGAGGGTGTGCCGGAGAATTATCCCTACCTGGTTAACTATGACAAGAAAGAGTATGTAGATAAAAGAAAATGCCCACAAGATAAAGATGGCTGGACAATACACCCACTTCCATTATTAACTTGTGAAGGTAATGGTAGAGGTGGTGGAGATTACCGTGAAGACAATGATTATATAGGAACATGGTCAAGATGTGTAGTCAATCTAATGAAAGAGATACCCGAGGGATTTACAGAAATAACTCCTAACTTCGTGGAATGACAACAATACATGAGCTACAACAAATACTATGGGTTACAACTCCACATGGAGATGATAGTAAAAACACCAACCTAGCTCACTAGCTCCGATTATCATACAAAGTTAGGTGTTATCTCGGTAAATCCCTCGGGTATTTCATTTGTTAAATTAACTACACACCTTGCCCAGCTACCTACATAATCGTTATCATCACGGTAATCTCCACCACCTCTC